ATGACCTGGTTTATTGACCGGCGTCTTAACGGCAAAAACAAGAGCACGGTGAACCGCCAGCGCTTCTTGCGTCGTTATAAAGCGCAAATTAAACAGTCTATCTCCGAGGCCATCAACAAACGCTCGGTGACCGACGTCGACAGCGGCGAATCTGTCTCCATCCCCACCGATGACATCAGCGAACCGATGTTTCATCAGGGGCGAGGCGGCCTGCGCCATCGCGTACACCCAGGTAATGACCACTTCGTTCAGAACGACAGAATTGAGCGCCCTCAGGGCGGCGGCGGTGGTTCAGGAAGCGGTCAGGGACAGGCCAGCCAGGACGGTGAAGGCCAGGACGAATTTGTCTTCCAGATTTCGAAAGATGAATATCTCGACCTGCTGTTTGAAGACCTGGCGCTGCCGAATCTGAAAAAGAATCAGCATCGTCAGCTTAATGAATATAAAACCCACCGCGCGGGCTATACCGCCAACGGCGTACCCGCCAACATCAGCGTCGTGCGTTCGTTGCAGAATTCGCTGGCGCGACGCACGGCCATGACGGCAGGCAAACGTCGCGAACTGCGCGAGCTGGAGAGTAGCCTGAAGGTGGTGGAAAATACGGAACCGGCGCAACTGCTGGAAGAGGAGCGCCTGCGTAAAGAGATTGCAGAACTGAGGGCGAAGATAGAACGGGTACCGTTTATCGACACCTTTGACCTGCGCTACAAGAACTACGAAAAACGCCCTGAGCCCTCCAGCCAGGCGGTGATGTTCTGTCTGATGGACGTGTCCGGCTCGATGGATCAGGCAACCAAGGATATGGCGAAGCGTTTTTATATTCTGCTCTATCTGTTCCTGAGCAGAACCTATAAGAACGTGGAGGTGGTCTATATCCGCCACCACACTCAGGCGAAAGAGGTGGATGAGCATGAGTTCTTCTACTCGCAGGAGACCGGCGGGACCATCGTCTCAAGCGCCCTGAAGCTGATGGATGAAGTGGTGAAAGAGCGTTACGACCCGTCGCAGTGGAATATTTATGCCGCGCAGGCGTCGGACGGCGATAACTGGGCCGACGACTCACCGCTGTGTCACGAAATCCTGGCGAAGAAAATTCTGCCGGTGGTGCGTTACTACAGCTATATCGAAATCACCCGCCGTGCACACCAGACCCTGTGGCGGGAGTATGAACATCTGCAATCGATGTTCGATAATTTTGCCATGCAGCATATCCGTGACCAGGATGATATTTATCCTGTGTTCAGGGAGCTGTTCCACAAGCAAAGCTCAACAACCTCTAACTAACCCTTGTTAATCAGCCAGTTAGCTTTGTTTTACTGGCTGATTAACTATAGTTTTCACGTTTAAAATTATCCATAATTTTCATTGTCTTAGTTTTTATTTTGGGGAAGGCAGTTTAGTGGTTATCCGGTTATATAGTGGGTAACTTGTCATCCCCTATAATGTTAAGGGTGTGAGTCAGTACGCCATATACAGTTACATCATCCAGCGCGTCGCCTTCTATCGCTTCACCATCTTCAGTTATCAATGCTGACCCGTAAAGCTTTGCAAACTCGTTCCTGTTATCCATTCTGACAAATAGCGTATCTCCCTGCTCTGGTCTTAGTGCAACGTTAATCACAGCCCAGCCACACGTCGTTTCTATTACTCTGCAGTTCCCATCAATTCCGCATAGCAGATCGATGGTTAGCCGCTGTTCTTGATAATCCATAGCCGGTGAGGGAAATCCCATCAGAAAACCCTCCCCATGTTGCGCAATATCCAGTAACGGTTATCACTACCGTCCTTCGTCTTATCAGCAAAATCTGGCTGGTATCTCTCAATCCATGCGTTAGCGTCTGCCTGGCTGAAATGCCAGTTTCTTTGACGTAGTTCAGTTATGAACTTATCTGTATTAAGACAAAGGTAGCCCTTTGGATTCTGTTGGATTGACGCTATAAATGCGGCGTGGATATCAGGTTGACGAGGCATAAGAGCACCCTCACTTCATCATTGACTGTACGCATATACAGTAGTATTTTTGGTTTTGCAGATCAAGTTTGCAAGGAGGATCGTGATGTTTGTTGAGCTGGTTTATGACAAGCGAAATGTTGAGGGGCTCGAAGGAGCCAGAGAGATCATTCTGGCCGAGCTGACGAAGCGGGTGCACCAGATTTTCCCTGATGCCGAAGTGAAGGTGAAGCCGATGCAGGCAAACGGCTTGAATAGCGATGCCAGCAAAAGCGATCGGGAAAAACTAAACCGCATGCTGGAGGAAATGTTTGAAGACTCCGATATGTGGCTGGTTTCTGAGTTCCCGACTGTTCGCCAAGTTGGGCTTTGAATTTTACTCGTGTAATATTCCCGGCGTTTGCTCAGGCATGAACACTGAGCAACCAGCCGCCGCATGTTCTTGCATACGACGGGCGGCGGCTTCTTCAGCTTCCTGATTGCAGACTTTCAACCTTATTATTCAACTCTTTGATCGCCTGAAGGCATAGTGCGATAACGCCTGCATATTCCACTGTGTAGCTGCGTTTACTGTCATCTCGCTTTCTTGTCAGCTGTCTGGTGATTGTCACCTCACCAGCCTCATTAACATCTTCAACTGACTCATACTGGTCATGATCTTCAAATACTGACCCGACAGCCTCTGGAAGAACTTTGATGAGTTCCTGAGCAATAATCCCAGCAGATGGAAGGCCGCTACCCTTCCAGTTGAATGTTACCCCTTCTAAAGCCATAACTTTATCAAGAGCTCCATCAATCGGCTTGATATCGTCTTTTTTATCGGCGTCTGAAGTCTGGGTAAGCGATACACAGGTGATATTCCCCGGGGCAATAAATTTGTCTCCCCGCATTGAGAAATATTTTTCTGTGCCTGGATTGGCTGCCTGGGTTGTTACAAAAACCAGATCGCCATAATTTTCGCAGAAAGCATATGTCATACTCTGCAGCGTTCCAGGGTATTTGAATGTTAACTCTCCGTAACTGCTGCTTTGTGTGATGATATGCGTTGCCCCAGTGGAATAAATAGGAGAGGTAATGGTCCCTCCCGATTTTCCGTTCACTGTACCCAGGCGTGAATCATCGCCGGCGGCGACCGTTCCCGCCGCTGTTCCAACGTCCCTGGTGGCACTGTTTCCTAAACCGAGGTTTGTTCGAGCGCCTGATGCGGTTATCGAACCGGTACCACCCTGGTTAACAGGTACTGCCCCACCGCTCTTGGTTGCCATATTGTCAGACAGATATTTCCATGAAGGGCCGGTGAAGGTGGTGCCGTCAGGCAGCTTAACTGTGATGTTTCCGGCGGCACTGTAAACCTGCTGCCAGTTCTGTTTGTCGTAATTCAGTCCTCGCAGCGCTTCAGCACTTTGCGCCACCAGCGCAGCAGTGACCATATTCAGCGCCACGCGGGGAACCGCTGACCAGGCCGCTCCGGATTGTGTCGGCCCGGTAAAGTTGCTGACCAGCGTAAGTTGCGCATTACTCTCTACCGATTTAACGGGCAATGTATACGACACGCCGCCCACAGTGGAGACAATAAAATCACCTGCGGCGAGTTCGGTTGCGAATGATGTTCCGGAACCGCCAACAATAGCGGACCCGTTTGTCAGGGTGATAGTTCCTGCAGACATATGCGCTCCTTTCGGGCAATAAAAAACCCCGCCGGAGCGAGGTCAAATTTTTGAGGATAAAAACCCTTTTGTGTTTGAGAAAAAACACATCATTAGATTAAAATTCACCCATAACAACAAAAGGGAATTACATGAAAACTCGTCTTTTACTCACAGCTATCACATTTTTTATGTTTGGCTGCTCTGGCCATGAAAGAGAATATAATTTCAAAATGGATTACCCAGTAGATGCAGCGCGCTTATCACTTGGTGGTGATATTCACGTCAACATCGACTGTGCAAAAAGGAAAGTTAACGTTATTTCTGATAGCAGCAATGGCATTTTCAGCCGACATATAAATAAGCGGATCAGCAATATCTGTTATAAGAAAACAGATAAGCGTGATGTCGTATACCGCTTCGAACCTGCAAAAGGTGTAAAGCAAGACATGATCGCTACTCAATACCCACGCGTCCCGCCAGTATCAAATTCCGACAAACTGAGCGATGGGGATTCGTAATCCACGCCCCTGAAGTGTCTGGCTCCAGCTACGCTGATTTTTTGAGATGTATCGACCCTGCAATTGCGAGCCAGTCCATTTCAGAGCAATACCTGAGTAACCAGTTACCCCTCCATCATCACTGAGGTTTCCGGGGCAGTTATTTACCAGAATCCACGGGGTAAAGCTGAGGTTTAACACAAAGGTATTGTTCTGAAGATCATAATTCGCAGGGACATCAAAGAAGCCAACTACCCGGGGCATTTTCGATGCTGAAGCTGCGCTCCAGATAAGGTTTCCGGCACTATCGAAAACATCCAGGTAACCGCTCTGCATTCCGATGTTTCTCGTCGTGCGGATCATGCTGCCAGCATTATCTTCAAGAAGCTCAGCTCCGGGCAAACCATACTTATTCACATCAAGTTTAAGCCACCGCAAGGTTCCGTCATTCCAGAATTGTTGCTGGGTGAAACCCAGTGTACTTCCGTCACCGAACGGACTATCCACGCGGTAAAACCCTTTATCCGTAACAGCGCCAAGCAAGCGCTGATCATAAAAAAGGGTGGACCTGTTTTGTGAGTCAACGAGCAACTTTCCGGCACTGTTGTAAACTTCGAATCCGCTCATTGAAAGTTATAAACCTCAACTGTGAAAGTGAATGCTGGACTGCCGGTGATCGGTAAATAGAATGCAGTGAAGCCGCCATTAAAAGCGCGGCAATAATATTCATTCGCAGTTACTCCCGTCGTTACAATCGTTATAAATGAGCCATCCTGAGTTATACCCGAAAAGTAAACGTCTTTAACCGTTTCTCCGGCTGCAAACGTTACAGAAGTGCTCCCTATATACCTGATTGCATAATCAGTAAGATCTACAGCAATACGCCCTGCACTATCCCAGCATTGCAAACCTTGTGGCATTACCATAACCCCATTCTGACGCGCAGCACGTTGTTGCTGTCGTAAATCTGAATAAGGGTGCTGGATATCAGCATTCTTCCCCCTCCAGCTACGCCGTTAATTTCGAACGTCCCGCTTTTATCAATTCGCCATCCCTGCGACCCTGCAACATAATTGTTGGACTGGATAAAGTTACCGATTTTGGCATTGGTGATCGTGCCATCCTGAATAAACGCTGAGCTGATAAAGACCTGTCCATTAACCACAGCGAACGGCGAATACTGGGTATCGCCACTGCCACTCATCAGTACGAACTGGTTAGCGTTGAAACCTACTCGGGTAACAATCGGCTGCCCTGCCTGCGCCAGAACGGCAATCGACATCCCGGCGTTATACATGATGCCGTTTATCCTCACGCCTGTTTTGAGGGTGTAGATAGCCGAAGCGCCAGAGGCATCAACGACGGCGGTAAGTTTGTCCTCCAGTGCTGCAGTAACATCATCAATCTGCGCCTGCACCTGCGTTGACAGTTCGGCCATTGCATTATCAACTTCAGCAATCGTCGTTTTAACCACCAGAATATCGGCACGCACTTCTCCGTATTGTGCCCACTGGTGCTCAACAGTTCCGTGGTTCGCCAGGGCGTTCTGCAGTATTCCCTCAATGTTGGTATCGATGTCACCAGTTAGGCGTTCTCCGTCGGCAGAGGTTAGGAAATCATCTGCGATATCACCCAGATAATCATCGGCGTTATCGTTAGACATCCCCCTGATCCAGTCGGTATACCCGGACTCGTTACCCGTTCTGTCGACCAGTTGCGCGCGATACCAGAATTCCTGCCCTGCTTTAAGGCCGAGCTGGGTGTATTCCGCAGAGGGATAAGGCACGTCTGAGAGTAAGAGTGGATCTGAAAAGTCACTGTTGGCAGTGTACTGAATTTCCGTTTTTAGCGTATCGCCGGTGTTTGCCGGGAAACCCCAGTTAAGACGAATCCCCCAGTTAATGCCCGTGGCTGTGAATCCTACTGGCTTAGGCGGATTACCTACTTTGCCGGTCAGTGTCTTCTCTTCTGAATATCCCCATCCTGAGGAAATTTCAGCGGCATTAATTGCGCGCACGCGCACCAGGTAGCGCCCGGCATAAATCCCCGGGACGTCAAATGACGTGGTGGAGCTGCGAGGCATGTTCACCCAGTTTCCGTCGTTACGGCGCCACTGCCCCTCATAGGCGATAGCATTCTGCGCCTGGTCCCAGCTGACTCGCATGGTCTCGACGCTGATATTCTGCTGAACAACAGAAAACGAGCTGATCACGATGTTAGCTGGCGGGGACTGATTACCAGGAGGTATTACACTTATTGGCCGCTGGTCGATAATTGCGCCAGTATCGATACGGGCATATTTATCCGGATCGTGCCATGCGGCGGTGATCGAGAAGGTGCCATTATCATTATCGCTTACGCTGACAACGCGATACTGCTGAGCGTAAAGCTCGTCAGATTCAACCACCCAAACAGCTTCAGCCTGTGGCGTCTCACTGTATGCCGTGGTGACTGTGACTGACTCACCGTTCACGGCCTGAATGGTCCTGCTCTGCGATGCACCGGAAGGTAGGTTGAGAATAAGGCGATCACCTGCTGCCGCATCTGCCACGCGGTCAAGTTTGATAACGCGACCGTTAACGGCGCTGATGCGTCCGCCCATAACCTTTCCGGAAAGCAGCTCGTCTGCCACGGCGATGATGTAGCCCGGCTGAGGAATGTTGCCGTCCAGCCCGACATCAAACGAAACAACGCGATCCTTGTTGTTGGTGAGGATACCCCAGCGCCCCTTTCGGTTTGCTTCAGACTGCCTGGTACAGCCGATGGCTGTCATTTCCAGTTGATTGAAACCGTACCGCGCCACCAGCGCCTGCTCAAATACCGGCTCCATCGCGTCGGCGTAAGCATTACCGGGATCAGACCATGATACCAGCGCTGTGGTGTAGCGGCTTTTCGTGGTGCTGCTCGAATAGGTGAAGCGACCGCCAACAACGTTAGCGCGCGTGTAGCTGTAATCAACATCGCGCGGCATGTCAGCCAGGGCAACAATCTGATCCCCGCCCCAGTAGGTCATACCACGGAAGATAGCAGCAAAATCACGCAGGACTGTGTAGGCGTCGTTCCGGTCCTGGATGTACACGTTACAGGTATAACGTGGTTCGGTACCGTTGCCCCCCTTGCCGTCTGGTACCATCTGATCGCAATACTGGGCAACCTGATAAAGCGTCCATTTATCGATGTTCGCAGCAGTCAACCGGTGACCGAGGCCGAACCGGTCAGAAACAACCAGATCGTAAAAAACCCACGCCGGGTTATCCGTCCATGCCCATTTAAACGCCCCGGTCCAGGTACCGCTGTAGGTTCGGGTTTCAGCGTCATAATTATCAGGAACGCGTATAACACGACCGCGAGGCTCACAAGAGATCTGCGGGATTGAGCCGTTAAACTGGCTTGAGTCGAATTCGATGTAAAGCAGCGCGGTGTTCGGGTAGCGCAGTTTGGCGTCAATCACCTCGGTGAAGCTCTGCAGCGTCATCGTGTCGCCGATCTTCGCGCTGTTGGCGTCAGAGGTAATCTTACGCAGGCGGATTGTCCAGGTGCTGCCAGCCTGCGGTAAATCAATACGATGGCTGCGCTCATAACCAGACGTCGTTTTTCCGGTCACGCTGGTATTGAGTACCGTCTGCCACGCGCCGCCGTCCGTCTGCAGGTCAATCGCATAATTGACCGAGTAACCCACAAGATCGCCGTCGTCCTCCTGTTTGAAAAGCGAGGGCCATTTCAGACGCAGGCGAACTGCTGAAAGCTGCGTATTGGTAAAGGTGCGCGTCCATGCTGTAGCGCTTGATACCTCAGTTCCCACGCTGATTTCGTTTTCGGTACCGGGAATACCCTGAATATATTTTTGCGCCTGCGTTCCCGCGCGAAACTCCCACGTCACGCCGCTGAAGTTTTGGGAGCCGTCAGCATTTTCCAGGGCCGTTCCGTCCAGGTAGATATCTTTTCCGGTTAGCTGCCCTGCAAACTCCCCTTCCCCAAGCGCAACAAGGATTTTTGCCTTCGCTACAGATTGCAGATCATCAGGCTGTTCGGTAGGGGTTCGGGAACTTGAGCTGCCGCCCTTGCGGCCCTTTAAAACTTTTTCTGTAGCCATATTGCGCCCATAAAAAAAGCCACCCGGAGGTGGCCAGAAAAAAGGTTAGTTATCTACTGCTGATCTTCGACATAAATTCCGGCAGAAATAATCGCTCCGCCTATCCGCCGGCGGCCATATAGGAGCGGTACTGGATAGCCTTGCGCCGCGGTGTTTGTTACACCACCGAATGCGTAGGAGGCGCGGTTATCTGCGCTTTGTTTGCTTGCCAGACCTGCAGGTTGAGGAGATAGCATTTGGACAACACCTCCCAGCATCATGGCTGCACCGAATTTCGCAGCCCCGTACCCCACCGCTGATAGAGTGCCGCCTGAGAAATAGCCAATGGCTACCCCAACAACGACGAGCACGGCACCAAGAATTGTCTGTAATACCCCGGCTTTTTTACTTCCGATTACCACCGGGACAATTCGAATAACTTCACCGGTTACCGGAAAACCAAATTCATCCTTTCCGATATTTTTTTTATCTTTAAAGACGGCGTAAGTCAGGCCCCTTGCTTTGCTGGTGATCAGGAATTTCTCAAGCCCGTTTATAGTTTTTGTAAGAGAGTTGATCGCCTCAGCGGTTGTGCGTATTAATCGATGGTGAACCTTTCCATAGGTTTTACCCAAAACACCGCCGAGTTCGATTCGGGTCATGACCTCTGACATTTTATTTCTCCATAAAAAAGCCACCCGAAGGTGGCTTAGCTTATTTTTAACTTTTCAAAGGCATGATCTGGCAGCCGTAGCCCAGTGATCGTTCCATCCTTTCGCGACGGCGTAAACTTTAACATCGCTTCCGCCTGCTTCTGATTTATCGATATTCACCACTGAAAGGGCCCCGAAAATATCGTCTGATGCTGTTATTTTGTAACCTGACTCAGTTGGTATGCTGGAACTTGAAGATCGAAGCTCCACCCATTTAGGGGCCAGGCATCTGTTAACCTGATCTGCGCTCTTTGACGTGTGCTCAGAAAGAATAGGCTTTTGGGATTCGAGGGAGTTTACAGAGCAGCCAGCCAAACCAATAACTAGCACCAAGAATAGCTTTTTCATTTTCATGCTCCTTTGAAATTTCGTAAAGGTTAGCATAGAGATCTGTGACGTAGAATCTTCATCGTCCTTTCCTGCCAGTAGCCACCATACGGCACGCGCTGGCTCAGATGTCCGTACAGGTGGTGCAGCAGCATATTTCCCTCCAGCAGAATTCCCGCGTGGTTCCACTTATCAGCCTGGACCTGCATGATCACCATATCGCCGGGTTTCGGTGGCCCGTCGAATTCCCGGAAACCGCACTCATACCAGCAATCCTGATAGAAGTTGTCCGGATAGTCGTTTTCCCACCAGGGATAATCCACCCGGTAATCATGGAGCTCGATACCGTGCGTTTGCCGGAAATAGCTCATTACCAGCCCCCAGCAGTCGAAGTGTCCAAGCACAAACGGACGCTCCAGCAGCGGCAGTTCTCCGCGCGGCTGGATAGTGCGTAAATCCCCCTCCGGCCAGCTCACAATATGCCATGGTAAAAGCGTTGCGTCGCATTGCGCTTTATCCAGTTCGCTCGGTTGTGTTGTGGCGTCAGGGTGACTGTGAACGATGGCGATCACCGTTCCCCAGTCCTCAGCAGCTGCGTAGTCTTCGGGGCAAAGGACAAAATTGTCCTCCGGCGCCGCGGCAAGATTCCGGCACGGGAAATAACGTTCAACGCGGCTTTTCTGCGCCACCACGCCGCAACACTCAAGAGGATATTCAGCTGCAGCATGCGCCATAATCGCATCGATGGTTTTCTGACGCATATCAACTCCTGATCAAAGACGTGCCCGGGAAGCCCCCAAACGAGAGTTCGTTATTTTCGCCGAATCGGAGTTTGCAGGCAGTCAGCGTGCCATTGCATTCATCCAGCGACGGATCGCTTACCGGGTTGTTGTTTTTATCGAAATAGCGGGTGCCGGCATAGTCGCAGCCGTCGCCGGTACGATATTTATTCCGGATGCACCAGGTACACAGGGAATGAAGCTGTCGCGTCGGGATCATTTGCCCCTGCAGGTCCATCGGGCTGGACAGAACAAATTCAACGGTTTCACCGGCAAGCTCGCCCGTTTTCCCGTCGATATACCAGACCTGCAGCTTTTCCTGAGTCGGGTCTGCTGTGGGGTTGCCGTCCGCGAAATTTCTGGCATCGAGATATTTCTCTTTTGTGTCGTGAATAGTGACTTTCGCCTGCAGCAGATCGTCATAGGCAAGACACAGGGCAGAAATAGAGCTTTCGATGTTCGCAACCGTCAGTGATGGCGTTGCATTGCTCCCACTGGTTGATTTTTCCAGGCCTTCCAGCTGATACGGCCAGGCGGTGTATTCATTTCCCTGCCACCAGATTGGTTTCGCCGGAAGCTTGGACTCATCCCCACCAGCGGCGATGATTTCCGCTTCCGTGTGGGGAATGCGGTAATTGTGAAAGCGGAGAACGTCCGTTAGCCCAAAGGAAGAACCGTCCACCTCAATCAGACGAACATCGTTTCCGGATTCAAGCTTCTGATAGTCTGCGTTTAAGCTCATGGTTTAAATGCCTGGATGAATGTTGCTTCAAGGTTGAATTTCCCCGCACCCAGCCCGGTGGGTTTATACGTTTCGCAACGATACAAACCCAAAGGCTCGAGCGGCGGCTTCCACTGAAAGGCTTTCGTTCCTTCATGCCTGTCGAGAAAAGACTTAATGGCAGAAATGTAGGTTTCGTTGCCAGTGAAGTTAAGCGTCCACTGCTGAGTTCTTGTGTTCAATCCATCCCCTGAAACCTGCTCATATCCATCGCCAAACTGGGCTTTCCTGACGCGGAAACTTGTATCAGCCTCCGCGTTAATCCGTGGGCACCAGGTGAAAGTTTCAATGGCCATAATTATCGGGTTCCTTTCATTGCGTTCCAGATGTCGCCGCCGGGACGAATGTCACGCATCACATTCTGCTTATAACGTCGATCAACAAATTCCCCGACCTCGGCACCAAATTGCTCAAGGCCTGGCGAGGACTGTGTTTGAGTGTTGCCGTTGCCATCGATGGTGATATAAACCTGTGGCGCCGAAGATACAGACTGACCTCCGCCACCTCCGACCGCACGAACGCCGAGAGAACCATCCGGCGCGCGGGTAAGCGGCATGATTGCCTCCGGCCCAGCCTCTCCCATGATTCCGGCCCCGCCTTTTGCGAAAGCGAACATGGTGGGGTTTCTGACGATCCCATTACTGAAAGCGCTCAGAGATGGGGAGTCATAAACGCCGCCTTTGGCGTTAAACTGGAAGTTCGATCCGTAACTGGAAACCGCCGTACCGGTGCTGGCTGATGCTCCCGCCCCGCCTCCGAAGAAGCTGCCTACACTGCCGATGAGTGAGCCAAAGATGCCAGAACCGGAAGAGGCACCACCCATCGCGCTAACCACCGCCATCTGCAGAGCCACTTTTTCGATAATCTGCAGGACAGAAATACCCCACGATTTCCAGCTAACCTTATTGCCTTCTAACATTGAGGTGACGTTACCAAACGCGCTGTCGAGTGTGGTTTTAACCCCGTCAGAAACCGTGCCGGATACGTTACTGATTTCATCAAACCAGTTGGCGTAGCCGCGTGATACTCCGGACATCCAGTCCGCTTCAGCTGCTGCTATAGCCTTGTATTTCTTATCCAGAGCATCGAGGGCTGCGGCGCGCTGCGCGATGGCCTCGGTACCGCCGTCCGTTTTAGCAAAAACACGGTCGATCTGTTGCGTCTCGTCGAACCGGCTGCGCTGGCGATCACTCATGCCTGCGGTTTCAGTTGTCAGCGTCGCCTCATCCCTGAACTTTCGGGCCGCTTCAGTTAAATCCTTCAGGGCGTCAGCTTGTTCGCGCTGCTTGCGCACGTTCTCGTCGGCTTTTTGCGTCCATTTTGCCAGCTCAGCTGAAGATGCCTGGATCGCCATGCGCTGCTCGTCGGTCCATTTAGTGCCTGCCTGGTGCGATGCAGCGTAAAGCTCAGAGGCTTTTTCGCCTTCCGTCGCCCTGACGCGTTGCACTTCGATAGCCACACTCAGATCGGCCATTTTCCGGGAATACTGTTCGGCGGTGCTTGCCGCTTCGCGCTCGGCTTTACTCTGTGCTTTCGAGGCGGCGTTAGAGGTTTTTTTTGCCTCCGCAGCCGCAGCATCCTTTTTGGCTGCCTGATCCTTGTTGTAGATGTACTGGGTGTAAAGCGCCCCCGTCAGCTGCAGGTCTTCTGCTTCATAGACGTGCTGCTGATGGAGTTTTTCTAATCCGCTGAGGCTGGCCAGCTCGTTATCGCGGCGTGATCGCTCCAGTGCGGTTTGCTGTTGAGGCGTTGCGTTCGCCAGAGAGACAACTGGCCCAGCATACTGCGGCGGCTTCGCGCCAGCGGTCGCTGACATTGAGCGGTTAAGCAGGTCATACGCACCTTTCAGGATTGAAACGGCGCCAGCCTGTTCGATAGCCTTTTGCGTGGCCAGATCACTGGCATTGTTTACCAGCTTCTGCGTTTGCTCGACTTTTGAGGCTGCCTGTTCCCGCTGGTACTGCAGCTGGTTCAGCTTGTCGGTCAGCTCAATGTTTTTGGCCGTGATGTCGGCCTGATCCATGAAAGTGTTGATCAGGGTCAGCGTCGGATGGCGGTTGTAGTCCTGCTGGATTTGGTCAACCGCCTTAAGGCTGTCCTTCACCTTCGCGATCTGAGAGTCGAGGTCGGCCAGGTCCTGTTTTTGCGCCTGTAAAGATGTACGGGCATCAGCCGCGGTCGAACGCAAGCCAAGCACCGACATCTGCTGGAGCTTACTGTTGATCTCGTCAAGGTTGTTGGCAAAACCTACCGCCTCACGGTGCACCTGCTGGGTATGCTGATAAAGACCATACATCGCAGCGCCGGCACCGATAATCACTCCAGGCCAGCCACCGAGAATACCCAGCACCCCACTACCCAGGCGGGACATCACCGAGGCTGTATTGGTGAGGTTATTAACGGCCGAAGCCCTGCCAGCAAGCGCCGTATTCAGTGATGCCTGAGCTGCAGCAAGATTACGCTCAGCGACAATCTGAGCCTCAATGCTCGTCGCCGCTGCGCGCGCCTGTTGAGCGCGGTAAACAGCCTGCCGACCAGCGGCAACGCTAACCTGAGCGCCGCGAACCTGAGCCTGCGCCAGTGCGACCTCGGCGGCCGTATTAGCGAGCACTGCCCGGGTTGACTGAGCGACGCTGCCAACCATATTGCCAAAATAACGAGCGAGGCCAACACCAACCAGAATACCGGCTGTATTTGCCACATCATCGATGTTATTCGCCAGACCATCCAGCACGCCGGAAAGCGTTGATGATGCGCCGACAGCATCGTTCGCCCCTCCAACCCATGCAAGGAAGGCGTTTTGCACTTTCTGTGCAGATCCGCTGATGGATGCAGGAAGGGTGTCGAATTCTTTACGGAGGATCTCAACGTTGGTCAACAGCGGGACGATCTTGTTGGTCGTCAGCTCGCCGTTGTTGGCCATATTTCGCAGGCCACCAACAGTGGTACCCAGGCCATCAGCCAGCAGTTTCGCCAGGCGGCCGCCGTTCTCCATGATGGAGTTAAATTCTTCGCCTCGCAAAACGCCTGAGCCAAGTGCCTGGCTAAGTTGGGTGATAACAGAGCTCGCCTCTTCGGTACTGGCGCCAGACAGCTTCAGTGAGGTTGCTACGGTTTCCGTAACTTTTGCGACGTCAGCAGAAGCGTAACCGGCATCACGAAGGGACTGCGCAATTCTGCTGTACAGGTTGCTGTTTGCCTCGAGGGATGTTCCGGTACGCTGGCTAATCTCCATCAGCACGCGCTGGGATTGCACGTAATCCTCGCTGGAAGAGGACGCAAGGCGAAGACGCCCGTTCAACTGGTTCCACGTGTCGGCAAACTGAATCAGCTGATGCGTGGCAAATGCACCAGCCCATGCACCGGCAAGCCCGGCAGCTGAAGATCGCACGGCTGCAAGCTGAGAGTTCAGGTCAGCCAAAGAACGCTGAGTTTCACGCGTGGCCGCTGCAGCTTTTTTCCCGCCCTGTTCCATAGTGCGGTAGTAATCGGTTCCCATGCGGGACGCTCTGGCGATCTCTGACTGGAAAGAAGATGAGTTCGCCGAAATTTTGATGATTAGCTCGCGCAGCGTTGCCATATTTCACCCATAAAAAAGCCCGCAGCCGCGGGCATCAAAGACTGGACATCCATTCTTCAAGTGCAGAGACTTCTGCGCCTTCTTCCTGCTCACCCCATTTCAGCATCACGTCAGGAATGGTGAATTTCCCGCCCTGAGAGTTCAGCATTGCAACGGAGATCTGCGCAGCCTGAGCATCGGCGCGCCAGTCACCAATCGGACTGATGCGGTCGAACTCGATCCACATTTTGAGCTCGCTGGCGGTCATGGTCTGGCGCAGTTCGTGGAGAGTACGCCCCAACCGGAGCGCCAGCGACATCAGGAAGAAGGTCAGCGGCTGCTTTACGGCTTTCCCGCTTCTTCCTGGCTCATTCCGAGGTTGAGGGCCTGAGCCAGCAGGCGGGAGTGCACAGGACCATAAATTTTGGATACCTGCTCCTGATCCTCATCGCTGAATACTCGCTCGCCGTTTTCATCCAGCAGAATGTCAATAAACAGAACCACATCAGCCTCTTTGTTACGCAGAAACTTTTCCGCCTCCGTCAGCGTCGGTGCCTCTTCGCCCTCGGCGAGCTGGGGATTAACGATCTCCCGGAATTTCACCCAGGCATCGCCAGAGGGTTCACGCAGCGTTACCTTTGCGCCATCCCATTCAGGTACCGTGATACCTTCTTTGGTGCGGTAGGCTTTTGATGCTGTAAGCGCCACGTTGCGTAATGAATTCTGTGATGTTTTTTGCGGCATTTCATTTTTCTCTTGTTACATGATCGGAGGGATAAAAAAAGCGGCCGAAGCCGCTCAGGAACCAGACGCGTAGATGCGTTTAGGTTTGCCGCGTACACGCAGAGAATAGGTAGCGCCAACAACGGAAGAGGTTGCAGCAGACCACGAACTCTGGCGTACCTCCACCAGCACGTAGAAACCGTTGCCAGACGGGAATACCACGCGCAGCGCGCGAAGTTCGTCATTTTCGTAAGCGGTCTGCAGTGCCTCCTGTGCTGCTTCATCGCCAACCCAGTTACGGGTAATGCTCATTTCAGCTGGCGCGGCGAGGCCGTTGGTTTGCTCCTGTTCAGTTGAGCACAGCGTGGTTACGTCGATATCCCCTTTCTGCCCGCCGGTGAAGGTGATCTCCTTTGTTGCACAGGCTGCTTCCAGCCAGGTAACGCCAGCCCCCGGGAAACCTGAGGCGTTAAAATCCTCGGCGGTTACGGGTGCGTCGGAGACGGCAAAGGTCATCCCCTTTGTGACTTCATACTTACTGGTCATGGTTTCTCCAGTTAAAAAAAAGACCGCCGGAGCGGTCTGTTATGGTGGGTAAAGTTAAACGGTTACCTGAAACTCGAGCGTTGCCCGGTGATAGCGCAGATCAGGCTCATAGCCCGGCGTTTTCACAATGCTTTCCGGCTTCAGCACCTGCAGAGCATCAAGCGCCATATTCCTGATCGTGCGCGCTTCAGCAATGGTGCTGGAATAGACATCAACCTGCACAGAAACGGCAGATTCAGCCTGACCGCAAAGAACGTCTGCGTCCACATCGGTAATAATCGAGAAAATTACCCATGGCGGAGCGACTGAAGGCTTCCCGTCACTGCCGAGCGGCGCAACGTAGGGATAAACCTGCCCTCCGGCCAGCGGCGCCAGCAGAGGATAGAGATCGTCTTCCGTCATTTGCTTAATGCCTCGTCAATGGCCTGATTCATGCGCCTGATTGCGACCTCCGTCGCCTGCTCCTGGCGTACATCGAACGCGGGACGAATGAAAGGGTGCGGCGGCATGTTAACGGTACCCATTTCTACGAATCGCCAGTAAAACGCATTACGCGGATCGCTGGCTTTCATGGTGTTGTCGCTATTACCGGTTCGCATGTTGCGGCCACGGATGTGAATACCGGAAGATATTTCCCCGCGGCGGCGGCTTTTTTGGGTCACCACCACCACGTTTTTTTTCAGTTTCCCGGTACGTACCGGCGCGCGGGCGATCACTTCTTCCTTAAGCACTTCGGCGCCAGCGCGCGTGGCATCACGCAGGACCTTGTTGTTTTCAGCGCGGCTAAGCGCCTCCAGATCCTTTGCGATGTCATTCAGCCCGGAAAAATCAAGGCTCGTCTCAATCATTTTTCGGTACCCTGTTTGCAAAGAATTTCGAGCTGAACACCTCGAGAGTCAGGGATTGGAGGACCAATGATATTCAAAATGGCCCCCTTGAACGCGCCAGTCATAACCCTGAGTCTGGACGCAGCAGTTATATCGCTACGAAATCGTGTCCATACCCTGATAGTAGCGACTGCGGTTTCAGCACCAGCGGCTACCAACTCGCGCCCACTAATGCCCTTTACTTCTGCCCAGGTTTCTGCGCCGTCATGCCATGTTTCAACAGGCTGGCCAGAAGGATCTCTGGATGTTGTTATGTTCTGAACCAGCACCCTGTCTCTCAGTCTTCCGGCCTGCATAAAGTCCTCCTATACCCCGTAAATTCGGTATGGCTGCAGTAGAGCTTCTACGGCGAAAGGCACCGCTGATGTAATATTTCCGATGTTTACAGCCTCTCGGTTTGCATACCAGTGACCAATCAACAGTAGCATTGCCGCCTTAACATCATCATTCAGTAGAATCGGGTCCGGGTCGTCTGCGTAGCCAGGGGAGCTTTGATTTTCATAGAGCGTTCGCCTTGTCCATGTCTGGACGTAACGCGCCGCCGCACTGGTGTATAAAGTCAGCAGGGCATCGTCTCCGGAAAAATCGGTATCAATGCGGCAGTGCTGTTTCACCACATTTTGATCAAGCATTTGTTTGCCCCGAAAAAAGCGGCCCGAAGGCCGCAGTGTTTGTCAGCTGCCTGCGCCAGTGCTGAACGAACCATACACGAACGCTTCAGGACGTTTGACGGCAAGCGCCAGACGCTCTTCACAACGAATGGTGATCATGTTTTTCTCGAAGTCATCGGCGTTCTCTGTCGAAATAACGACGTTAGTTTCTTCGCGGTCGAAGATTTGCGCGCCAGCACTGAAAGCACCGGTCAGGAATTTACCCTGGAAGGCTGCCGCTTCTGTGGCAACTACCGGTAGCCCCCACAGAGTCGGTCCAGTCAGCCCCGCCGGGTTAGCCAGGATGTAACGACCCAGACTGTCCTTTGTCAGCTCAATCCGCGCCCAGTCAATGAAGTGAAGAACATGACCGGATGCCGGGAAACGCGCCAGTTGTGCCTGCAGCATTGCCAGACGCAGATCGTCAATTCCGTTCTGCTGTTCAACGGTGAATGCAGGGCTGAATGCTGAAGCCTGAGGAATGATGCCTTCAAGATGCGCGCCAGTGCCATCGCCAAACAAAATCTCCTGCTCTTCTACATATTTCAGGCCGAAGCGCATCTCTGCATCTACCTGCGACTGCAACTGAGCAAAATCATCAAGAATCTGTTTAGATGCTTTAAACAGGTGTGCGATTGTGCGTACTGGTGTGATTTTTTCTGCAAACTCAATATCGCTGTACGGTTTGGTAGTGTTTTCCGACACCGCTTTGGCATTGTTTGTGAAGCCTGTCTGCTGCACCCAGTAGATGGTATTTGATGCTGTAGTGCCTGGCGCAATCAAATCACGAATGAAAAGGCGCTGTTTTGGTGAAACATCAATGCCAGGCAAACGGTCTGGGGCGACGATATTGCCTGGAACATCTGTGGAAATCATTGCGGCTTTTACCGGAACGCTGACACGTTTATTTCCTTCAACACTTGCAGCGAATGTTTTCAGTGCTTCAGCGGAGATCACCTGCTGACCGATGGATTCAACAACCTGCTTCGCGTTTGCCAGCGGCATTTGGGCAACATGTTGCTCCAGTTCGCCCATAGCTGCCTTCAGCGTTTTTTCTGCATCACGCAGTGCGTTGAACTCAGAAGCCATTTTATCGACGGCTGCCTTTGTTTCTTCTGACAGCTTACCGGACTTCTGCGCCTCCTTCACTGCTTCTTCTGCTTTCGCGTTGAACTTGCCGGTAGCCTCTTCAATGCTGGCCGTGACTTTTTTCAGAATATCGTTTACTTCAGACATAAAGGGTCCTTATTTGACTAACGCCGCCAGGGCGCTTTCAAGTGAATTGATGGTTTCAGGTTTGATGTCTTCGGCAGCGCCCGGCGTACCGTCGTTGGTGGTGACAGCGCCAGGCATGCCACCGGATAAGGCTTTAATGAGTTTTCTGCGCTCAGAGCGCGGGGTGTTGGTCTTGGCCAGCAATGCATCAAGTTTGCGAAGCGCGGCTGCAGGCGATTCGTCGCCGTCGCTGACCGCATCAGCAGAAAGCAAGTTGTCTGCCAGTCCCTTCGCTACTGCATCACTGCCACCGATATAGCTTTCCGCGTCCATCAGCTTCTGCACAGCGGCCATATCAAGGCCGGAGCGCGCCGCGTAGATGTCAGCCATAGCGGTATCGAAGGGTTCCAGTGACTGTGCCAGTTCTGCAAAATCATGGCGGTTTCCCATCGCGTATACCCAGCAGTTGTGGATCATCATGAAGGCACCGCGGCCAATCTGAATATCATCCCCGGCCATCGCAATTATCGAGGCGGCGCTGGCGGCAATGCCCAGCACCTTCACCGTTACACGGCCTTCGTATTCGCGGAGCAGGTTATAAATAGCCAGACCTTCGAACATGTCGCCGCCCGGTGAGTTGATATTCACCGTGACGTCGGCGCCGTTCATCGCCCGAAGCGCACCGGCAATACGTTTAGCTGTTACCCCTTCGCCCCAGTAGTCCTGCCCGATAACATCAAAAACAGAAATGCTGTTATCGTCGGTGGCCGCCGCTTTGATCCCGCCGTCCCAGCGGTCCAGTGCGGACGGTAATGTTTCACAGGTAACACGCGCGCAGGGGCGACCCGCCGGTGCTACCGGAAGTTGTTTTTTGCTCATCAGGAAAGTGCTCCTAAGCGGCCTGTTTCAGCGGAGATTGTTCAAAGGAAATATCGGGGAATACGTGGTTATGAAGCTCTCGCAGGGCCAGTGCCTGAACAGCAGGGTTGCTGCTTTCGAGATTTTTCAGTTGCGTCAGGTTGAGCTGAACGGTGTAAATATCGCCCCCTTCAATTGGCGGCATGTTCTCAAGACGACGAACATCATTACGGGACATCCAGCCATTCTGAAGCGCGCTTGTATAGTATGCCGCGCGACCGGCACTATCGGCTCGCAGTAGACCTTCAACAGAGAATTCTGCAAACACTTCATCATCGCTGTCGAGTAAGCACCGGCCAATTTCCTGCTCAATATTCACCAGCAGCGGTCGAAGTGTATGAGTCAGAAACTGCAGGTTCATACCTTCCAGGCTGGAGGCCCAGCTGCTTTGTTTCGTGGTATGACCAACCATGAAAGGCGGCACGCGAAACCAGCGGCAGATTTCCTCAATACTAAATGAGCGGCTTTCCAGCATTTGGGCGTTTTCCGGATTCATGGTGACGCCCTGGTACTTTAGCCCTCCCTCAAGAACCATTATTTTTCCGGCATTTTTTGAGCCGGTAAACTTTGCCATGTACTCCCGGAGCCTTTCCCTCTGCTCATCGCTTAACGCTTGTTCCGCTGTCAGGAAGCCAGAGCTTTGTAACCCTTGCTCAAAAATTTTTGCTGCTGACTCTTCAACCGCCATCGCTGAACCGATCACATCCCTGCCAGTCTTCATCGGCATCATGCCGCAAACACCGTCCAGACCGAACCCGCGAATGTGCATGATGTTTTTGACCGGAATTACGCGCTCGTTTCCGTTTTCAGTGTATTTGTATTCCAGCGCCCCGGTAGTGAGACGTTTAACCACCATGTTCTGCGGCAGTAAAGGCACCAGCGAAACCAGCCGGTTCGCGATGAATTTCTTCTCAATGAAGGCGTTCCCGCGCAGGCAAATACTGGCGACCACCATCAACATAAAGCGTGATGGTGTCATTTCTGAATTGGGTCGGCGGCACAGTATCGAATAGGCCGGATGATCGGTTGCCGCTTTACGCGAACCGTCAGGCTGTCGAACGTATATTTTCAGCGGAAGGGTTGAAATAGACTCGCTTAACAGTCTTACGCATGCCCACACAGCCGATAGTTGGATGGCTTTATCGGCCGTGACCACCTTTCCGCTGCTGCTGGTGCCAAACCATTCCTCCCAGAACGTGCCGGTAGTCAGGCTGATAGGCACACCAAGCCAGTTAAGCAGAGCGCTTTTCACCCTGCCTGGCTGTTTGTTTTTTTTCATCAGAAACCTACCATGATGGGATTATTGAAGAATCCGGAGAGATCCTGCTGGTCGTTGCCACCGTTAACCAGAACTCGGCTCATTGCTGTGAACAATGCCGCCGGGCCATCAATCTTGGCCTCTGGTGTGGACTTGTTCGGGAAAATGTTCTCGTTCCGGTCAGGTTTGACGGTTACGTTGGACATCATCCAGTTCATTACCGGGTGATTGCTGTGATGGAAGCGGCCACCGTATACCAGTGCTTCGACCTCTTTCATCGCCTCAGAGAAATTGCGAACCGTCTGCGGTACCTCCACAAGCGGCAGCCCTTCTTCTGCCAGCGCAAGGCTGAACTGCGTCGCACTCCACGGGTCGAAGCCAATTTCTTTCAGACTCTCGCCAGCAACCCACACCTGCAGCTCTTCCTTAATCTGAGCATGGTCGATTACATCCCCGTCGGTAAGGATCAGCTTGTCCATCTCGGCCCACTTACGATAGAGCTCTGCCATCTGGCGTGAACACTTCTCAAGGCGTCCCTCCGGCAGCCAGAATTTAAAATCCGCATGAACGTGGCCACCTGGCGCGCGCCAGACTTTAGCGGCTGCACAGATATCAATTTTGTTTGAAAGGTCAACGCCCACCCAGGAGGGATAGGTTTTAAGTTCGTGCTGCGGGGCGATAAACTCGCATTTTTCCCATTTCATCATGTCCATCCAGGCAGACTCAGCGGTAACCCAGATATTCATGTGTTTGGTGAAAAAGTTAATCCTGGCCGAAACCTGCTCTTTCGCCTTTTTAGCCAGGCGGCGCAGATCATCCCAGCGCTTACAGATACCTAGCCCCGGATTCGCCTTCTGCCAGACTTTTTCATCAAAGGGATCGTCACCTTCATCTAAGGTGTAGATGATGGCAAAAAACGTATCGTCTTTAACCAGGCCGCGCAGGACCTTGATTGCGTAATCGCGTAGTTCGTAACAGATACCTTCTTTGTTGAAGCCGGCGGTGGTGATACCGAAAAGCAGCGATTGCAGGCGCGCGCCGGTGGCCGTCTCCAGAACGTCCCAGACGTCACGGGTTTTATGAGCATGCAACTCGTCGACGATGGCGCAGTGGATGTTCAGGCCGTCGAGGTTGTTCGCATCTGATGATAAAGGCTCGAATTTGGAGGCCGTTTGCTCCTGGTAGATAGCGAGCTTGTTGAATTCGAAGATCCGCCCAAGAGTGGCTTTCGCCTTCTTGACCATATTTTTCGCGTCTTCAAAAACAATTCGTGCCTGGTCACGGGTGGTTGCAGCGGAATAAACCTCCGCCCCGCCCTCGCCGTCTGCGCCAGCCATATAAAGCCCCACGCCGGAGCAAAGTGTTGATTTGGCATTTTTACGGGCCACCTCAACATCTGCTGTACGGAAACGCCGAACCATCACCGGCCGACCGCTGCCGTCGTTACGCAGGACGGTTTCCCCCGTCTCTTCGTTAACCAGCGGGATAACAAAACCAAAAATATTAATCAGGATGAAAACATGCCAGTCCATCAGCTCAATAGGCTGGCCTGCCAGGGCGCCTTTTACGTGAGGCACAAAATTATAGAAATTCAGAATGTGCTGCGCGCGCGGCTCACTGAAGAAAATACCGCGCTCTTCGCCGTGTGCCAGATCGTCAAGAAAACGCTGACAGGCAAGGCGCACATACTCACAGGCAATAATTTCCCCCGCCACCACCCTCTCGGCGTAGCGGATTCCTTCTGCAACCTTAGCCATTAATCCCTCGCTTTCATAAACTCGGCCAGCGGATCAACCGCATCAGGACCTTTTGCATTCACTTTAGAGCGGCTGGCTGGCGTCATGCCGAACTCACCGAGCATGGCGCGCAGACGTTTCCAGGCATCAGCTTTCATGATGGCGGCCGGGTGAGCCTTGATCATGCGAATCTCTCGCTCTTTGCCTTCGTCTGGCTCTTCGTCGCTATAAACGGCGTAGGTGTAGCCTTCTCTCTCCAGCGTATCGCAGTGATGCCGGTACTCGGTGTAAACCTCAACCAGAAGCTCAAGCGCTCTCGCGTCCAGCTGCGACATGACGCCAAGCGCATCGAGCTCTTCAGCCATACGCCTGAACCAGTATTTCCCCTGCTTGTCGAAATGCTTCGGCGTTGGGGGTACCCCTGCAGCTGGCTTAGGTTCGTTTTCATTAATTGGGCGTTTTGATGGGTTACCCCTCACCAAACGTAGATGGGTCGGGGTTTTCGGTGGTCCAGACAT